AACTTAAAAATGATGCTAACACTTCAAATAAATCTCTCCAAAGTATAATAATTTTAACTTTATTTTTTATAATTGATTGAAAATTATTTAAAAGATATAGCCTTAAAGGTGCTCTATCTAAAATATATTTTTGAGGATAATGTTGAAAATAGAGGTCATAGAAATTATTACGAACATTGTCTATACCTCTATAATCGGGAAAGTTTCTTACAGTAGGTAACGTACTTACTACATTATTAAATGAACCCATCAACTCAACTGTGGGACTATTTGCTGTAACAGCAATGTCTTTATTTTGATTTAATAAAGATGCAAATAATGTATTTCCAGCTCTAGGTAAACCAAGTAAGTAATAATACCGTTTCATTTTGTAATATAATCTATTACTTATTCATTTTGTAATATAATCTATTACTTAATTGGTTGTTTCAGTAGTTGTTTCTTCAGTTTTAGTTTCTACAGGTGTTGATGTATCTACTCCATTTGCTGATGCAACGTTTGTAGCAGTTTCAGTTTCAGGTGTAATTTCTGTTAAGTCTTTAGACTCTTCTCTTAAAACATCTGAATAGTGTTTTTCAGAAATAGCTAAATCACCTAGTTCACCTTGCAACTGTTGTCTTTTACCTTGTATTCTAACAATTTGACTTAATGCAATTCTACCTTTGTCAGATAATTTTGACTCATCATATTGTCTTTCGTCTATTGTAATCATATCATACTCCTTTTTTTTGTTATATAGTAATGATTATTATACCGTCAAGCAGTAAACCTCTTTAGTTTGGTTTTTACTTAACTTATCTCTATTTATATATGCCTTAAAAACATCATTTGGATCGACCATAATATTTCTAGGATCAACATCATTATATTTACTATCATCCCATTTATCTTTCATAAAGTAAGATAAATTTTTATTATGTGACCAACCAAATTGTGTCCACTTTGTAGAGCCCCATACAACAACACCTTTTGTTTTTGTAGAAGCTGACATATGATTTAATGAAGAATCTATACCTATAAACCCTTCAGAATTTTTTAATAATTCATGTATAACAGCATATCTTTCTGTACACTTAATTGTATTCATATAACCAGGTTCATTTGGCAATGTACAATCAATAATAGTTAAATTTGAATCATTTTCTTTTAGTATATTAACTACTTGTTGTGCTAGAAATTGTGGATAATTTCTGCCTGGATTTGGCGAATTATAGATATTATTTAGATTCCATCCTACTGGTGCTTGACCTCCTGTAAACTGTACTAAAACATATTTACCTGTAATTTTGTTATCTGCTAACCACTTCTCAGCTTGTGGTTTTAAATGCGTTGTGTACATTGTAGGTGCCATCGTATCTTTAAATTCTACACCATGTAATTTACAATATGACTCTACCAAATGCTCTTTACCTAACATAAAGTTTGATTTGTATGGTTCGCAAAAATAGATATTATCGGATTGTCTTATTCTATGATCGTTATTTGGAATTGTGTTGGAGTCAAATGCTAATTTCACTTTCATGTTATTAGCAAATACATCAACATAGGGTGTGTACACTTGTATAGGCTCACCAGCCTTTTCTACTAACTTGTCTATAAGACAAGAGAACATGATATGTTTACCAATACCACCTTCAACAAAATATGTATCTAACATTATTTACCTCACTTTATATATTATATAGTTATTTATACTTTAATTAACTCTTTGAATTATCAATTTTAACTTGTGCTATGTAATCTTTCTAAGTAGTTGTACCATTAACTTACTCCGAAAAGTATAATCTCTCCAGCATCTCTGGCCGCTTCTTCTTCAGCAGTTAACTGAACTGAAACACCATTTACTAGTTTAAATCTAGGTATTTTTATTTGAAACCAAGTATTTTAACTTTAGTAATATAATGAGTGCTTCCTGAACTCATTATCCTTAAATATCTTAGATTTGTTGTATTACTTGTCCAAAGAGCAAAAACATGGTTATTAGTTAATTGAAAATAATCAGTTTTAGTTTGTAGGTATGCACTTAAACTGCTAGTACCAATGCCATTAAGTTCTAAATTGAGCCAACCAGAATTCGAACTCGTGTTCATTCCAGCATACATTGGAGCAGTACCAAATGTATAATTAGTTATTGCTAATGTATTGTCACTTTGACCATTTCTAGTATAATAAGACCAACCATTTGTACCAACAGTACCACCAGTGCCACCAGTATTAACATTTGAATCAATGAAATATATACCAGGCTGCATAGTTTGGCCAGCGACGTTACCGCCATCCCATTGAAGGTGTAGCTTTGCAGATTTATATCCACCTAAATCTATTACTGTGCCTGCTGTAAAACCACTTGATACGCTAAGTAGTACATCAGCAGTCATACCAGCAGCAACTTGTAAAGCACCACCACTAATTATTGTTGTTCCGTTAGATATGATCGCCATTAGTTTATCTCCTCTAATTTAAATTTGAATTTCTTACCTGATTTGTTATTAATCAAAAATAGATCGTTAGCGCCTTCTTGGATAGTCCAATTACCTGTTGTACCATCAATAGAGTTACCTGTACCATCTTCGTTAGATAAGTTTAAGTCTCCAGTATATATGTTTGCCCATACGTTACCAGAAGCACCTAAGTCTTGTGTATTTGTTGTAAACGGTATGATACTTCCAGCAGTTCTAACAATTGTATGTGTTGTGTTACCTAAAGTAATTTCGTTAGATACAGTTCCAGAACTTGGTTCAGCGTAATATCCAATTACTATATTGTTTGTCCCAGTTATACCAGAATATATACCCATACTACCTGAACCTCTAGCAGCATATGTTCCTATTGAAATGTTACAAGAACCTTTAAAAAATCCTGAACTACCACCAACAACAGTATTACATCCTACATCTGAACCAGATTGACTCATAGCCGATATTCCAATAGCAGTGTTATAACTGCCAGTAGTCACAAATCTTATACTATTAACTCCAACTGCAACGTTACTTGAACCACAGGTTACTGAACAACCAGCTCCTGCACCAACAAAAGTGGATTGACCAGCAGAAGTAATGCATTTTCCAGCATTATTACCAACAACAGTATTACTAGTACCTGTCATTGTAGTATTTTGAGTTTCAGAAATTACAATGTTTGTAGTGCTTGATGTTGGAGTATAGTCACATCCACCACCACCACCAGCAGCAGCCGCTAATACGATACCACCACAAGCAGAACTATATGTTAAAACTTGACCGTCTGTTGATCCTAAACCTGGAATTCTTAATAGGTTATGGGTTACGTTACCTAAAGTAATCTCGTTACTTGCTGTAGCACTAGACGCACTAGCATAAGTACCAATTATTATATTATTAGTTGCTGTTGTTGTGGTTCTTCCAGCACCGTATCCTAAAACAACGTGACATTGTGCATCATTAAAAGTACATGCGGCTTGACCTCCAATTGCAACGTTTTTTTGCAAATTTGTTGGAGTAGTAAAAGACGACATTGCAAATCTACCCACTGCAATGTTGTCACAACCACCCTCATTATCATGCAAAGAATAGTTTCCAACTGCTACGTTACCTTCACCAGATGTAATACACTCCATTGAATTAGCACCCACAGCGGTGTTTTTTCCACCAGTGTTTATTTTATTCATTGCATAAGAACCAATAGCGGTGTTTGAATACGCACTTATTGTCATTCCAGAAGCACTGAAAACATTTGTACCAATACCAATGTTACTGCTACCTGACATACCAGAATTGTTGGCATATCCTGCACATTGTCCTATTGTAATGTTATTCCAAGATTTAGAGTTACCTGAATTGTAACCCATTGCAATATTACCCACAACACCTGTATTAGCATAAGCGCTGTAAGCTGATTTATGTCCTATAGCAATGTTATATTGAGATGTAGATGCCCATTTACCTGATTGAGAACCAATACCAATGTTACCTATTGAAGTGACATTATTACCAACATAAGATAGTGTACTATTACCAATACCGATATTGTAACGTCCAACTGTTTGACATCCTCCTGCAAAAGCACCTAAAACTATGTTATATTTACCAGAAGTAAGTGAACTCACAGCGTAATCACCAATAGCAATATTTTGATTACCAGTGTGTATTGTTTTTAAAGCACTTCTTCCGATAGCAATGTTTGATTGAGCACTTGCAGTTAAAGTACATAGAGAGCCTGTATATTGACCTATAAGTACGTTGTGTGTACCTGATCCTCCATCACCACCTATACAAGATACAACGTTATTACTGTTACATATATTAATAGCAGCACTACCACCTGAAGCGGCCGCTAATACGATACCACCACAAGCAGAACTATATGTTAAAACTTGGCCATCTGTTGAACCAAGACCAGGTATTCTTAATAGGTTATGGGTTACGTTACCAATTGTGATTTCGTTAGATACAGTTCCAGAACTTGGTTGAGCGTCATATCCAATTACTATATTGTTTGTCCCAGTTATACCAGCATATATACCCATACTACCTGAACCTGTAGCAGCATATGTTCCTATTGAAATGTTACAATCCCCCTTAAAATATCCTGCCTCAGTACCAACAACAGTATTCTGATTAACACCTGCACCTGCTTGACCCATAGCTGAGGTTCCAATAGCAGTATTTTGACCACCAGAAACCACAAATCTTAGAGTATTGAATCCAACTCCAACGTTACTTGAACCAGAGGATATTGTACAACCAGCCTGAGCACCAATAAAAGTGGACTGACCAGCATTAATAATCGCATTACCAGCATTATTACCAACAACAGTATTATTAAGACCTGTCATTGTAGTATTTTGAGTTTCAGAAATTACAATGTTTGTAGTACTTGATGTTGGAGTATAGTCACATCCACCACCAGCAGCCGCTAATACGATACCACCACAAGATGAACTATATGTTAAAACTTGACCATCTGTTGAACCAAGACCAGGTATTCTTAATAAAGTATGTGATCCGTTACCTAAAGTAATTTCATTACTTACTGTAGAAGATGAAGGCGCAGCGTAATGACCAAATACTATGTTATTGTTACCTGTAATTGTTCCACCATTACAAGACCAGTTTGCAGCTGTTCCAATACTTACATTACAGCTACCACTAGATATTCCATCACCAGCATTTGTACCTATACTTATATTGCAAACACCTGTTGAAGCACAATACCCAGCACTTCCACCAATAAGAATGTTATTGTCGGCCGTAATTGTACCTGATCTACCAGCGTAACTACCAATTAAAATATTATTAAAACCATTTATGTTTGTATTTGGATTATCTTGTACTGTAATGTTAGAATTATTGCAATTTACTGTCCAGTCACATCCAGTAGAAATCGTTGTGCTTCCACCTAATGCAACAGCAGAACCATTAATTGTAATTGAACAATTTGTTAAACTAGAGTTTGCAATATTTGAAATAGTGTTTGATGAACCACTAATTATTTTGTTTGTTAAAGCTAGAGAATTATCTGTTGATACAACATTACTACCGCCTAAAGTAGCTGTTGTTGCTTCTATATTTGCAACTAATGTTCCAGTAGAGATGGTTAAGTTGCCTGTGTCAGAAGCTGTTGCTGTAGTTGTACCTACAACAAATTTGTCAGCTGATTCATCCCAAACAATAATAGCATTATCGCCTGTAGAACCTCTTTCAATTATGATACCAGTATCGTTAGCGTTTGAAGCTACACCTGAGTTTAATTCTATTAAATTATCTGTAATAGTTGTATTGGTAGAATTGACAGTTGTTGTTGTTCCATTAACTGTTAAATTTCCACTTAATGTTAAGTTAGCAAATGTAACATTGTCACTAGTTGATAGTGATTGGTCTGTATCAGATAAATCTGTAGCCGCAATAGTAATATTAGCAGAACCATCAAATGATTGACCAGCAATGGTTCTTGCTGTTTCTAAAGCAGTTGCTGTGTCAGCATTACCAGTTACATTACCAGTTACATTACCTGTAATGGTACCTGATACTATTAAGTTATCGTCAACTGTTACTGTTCCACCTGCTGAGTCGATTGTAAGATTACCAGAAGACGTATCAATTTCATTATCTCCTGTTACTGCGACTTGAATATTTCCTGTTGTTTTACCTACTACAGTTCCACCTGCTGTGCTTCCATCATGTACTCTTACTGTATTAAGAGTTGTATCTACTGTAAGTTCACCGACCGAACCTGTATAGGCGTTATTTTCAGCGGTACTTCCTCTTCTTAATTGTAATATTGTTGGCATTCTCTACCTCTCTAATTTAACGAATAACTTAGTATTATTTATAATTGAAAGTTACTCTATACTTTTTAATTTTTCTATAAACTACCTAAATCCATTGTCAATATATGACCTAAATTATTATTATCAAAGGTGTCTATAATTAATACATTACCAAATGCGTCTGTTGGAGAAGATGAAGGTGCTGATTCCCCACCTCCTAAATCGAAACTATCTAATAAACCAGACAATTTATCAGTGTCAGACAAATAGTGTAATCTATTTGATTGTGTATATATTGTTCCTAATGTGTTTCCTATATAAGCCATTTTTTATTCCTATGTTGAAATATCATCCACTGTACTTACTAATACGTCAACTGAATTTGAAGTATCAGATTTAACTTTAAGTAAGTCTCCATTTTTAACTACATACTTTGCCCCACCGTCTATTAATTGTAAAGTTGAACCTGTATTAATAGGTGCATTTTTAATTAAATAAACATCAGTAGAAGTATCTACATCAACAACATAAACATCTACAAAAACTTGTGAACCTGTTGTGTTTGACAAAGATATACCAATTATTGTGTCATAACTATCAGCTGTGAATATTGTTTCAGCTGAAGTTCCAACATTTCTTGCAACGTATCTTCTAAAATTTTGTGCCATAATACTATTTATAATGCAATTGCCATAGCAATAGCAAATCCTGTTGACGCTTTGTTGTCTAATTGTGTTTGAATACTTGATGTAACACCATCTAAATAATCAAATTCAGTATTACTTACTGATCCAGATGAAATCTTAGCAGCATCAATACCTGATGTTAATTGACTATTTCCAATACTTAATGCAGCCTCGTGTTGTGTTACTGAACTTTCAGTTATATTTGCATCAGGAACATTAGCCCAAGTTACTGAAGATGTTAAGTCGTTTGTTTCTGTAAACGAAGTTAAATAACCAACGTCATTTGTCCATTGGGATATGTCTCCTGATTTGTTTGTAAGTGTTTGAGTAGTACCAGAAAATAAAGTATCTAATTGTGATAATGTAACTCTACCCTCAGTTCCACCATCTGATATTAAAATCTGATCACTTGAAACAAGAGTTGAACTTGTTAAATCTGTGGCATTATCAATATCTATTGTTGCTACTATACTTCCCCACTCTAATGCTGTAGCGCCAGAGTTTACTTTTAATATTTGTCCAGCAGTACCAAGTGTATTAAGACCTGTACCACCATCAGCATAACCAATTGTATCTGATGTTGTAAATTCAGCAAGGCCTGTGGGATCACCACTGCCGTTAAATATTCCTTTTATAGGTACTTGATCTGCCATATTACGCTAACACCAAAGTTGATTTAGATGTTCCTCCTCTTGTAGTAAATGGTATATAAAGACTTGTAACAGCTGTACCTAATGTGGATCCTGTTGTACTAGGATCTATATAGGTAGATGTTCCATTTCTTTTTACAAATGTTATACCACTTGATGTGCCAACAGTTAACGTATCAGTTGATGCATCAGTTGTAACAACATTTAATCCACCACCAACAATTGTTAATGTATCTGAACTTGAGTCTGCTGAAATATCAGATTGACCAGATACAGATATAGTTGTAAAAGAATTACCACTACTACCACCACCACTACCACCACCAATTTCCTTTATGGTGCCATTATCATTAATATAAAATTTTTGTGCCGAGGTATCAATTGCAACCTCACCATTTACGATATTACTCGTAGTTGGAGTGGCAGTACCTCGTTTTAATTTTATAACAGTCGCCATATTTTTTTCTATTTATTTACGATTTAACTATACGTTCCGCCGTCAATACTTGTAACTGTAACAGCACCACTTGTAACTGCAAAGTTAAGAGAACTAAAAGAAGCAATACCTTTGTTTGAAGTTGTTGCGTCTTCTCCAGTAATTGTTAAAGTGTTAGCAGCAATTGCTGTTATGATACCTTCACCATTTGCAATTGTTAATGTTTCTCCAAGAGCAACAGCATCCGAAGAAGCATCACTTCCTGTAATAGTAAATGTAGAATTAGCAAGTTTTGCATTTGTAACATCACCATCTGTAATTTTTGCAGTTGTTACTGAATTTGATGCTAATTCATTATCTGTAATTCCACCTGCCTTAACTTGTAAAGCATTAGAACTAATTTCAATTGTTGAGTCATCAACATTAGCAGAAAATTCTGTACCAGTTAATGTTAATGCACCAGCAGAAGCAGCACTGTAAACTGCTGTTTCAGCAATTTGTGTAAATGTGATTGATGTAGTACCAAAAGTAATCGTACCTTCAGTATTCATTACATATAATTCACCAGCACCTGTAGAACCTTCTTTTACGAAGAAAGCATCACCTTGACCAAGTGCGTCTGGATCAGAAGCACCATAACTATCAGTATCAGTTGCTCTTGTTAATACCCAATTTGATGCGCCACTACCAGCATTTGATACGTAGTAGATACCGTTATGAGCAGCGTTAGTTTGATTGTAAATTAAAACCCTATCATTTAAACTTAAAGTAACACCGTCAATACTAAGCGCAGCCTGTGTGCCAGCATTTGTTAACGTTGCACCTACACCTGAAGTACCATTATCATAAGTTGCGTTTAAGTTTGAAGGCGCCTCAACTCTTACTGGATCATGGTAATGAATACCAGCAGCAGCAATTGTATCAACGTATGCTTTTGTAGCCGCATCTGTATCAACAGTAGGAGTTCCTAGTGATGTAATTTTTGCACTATTAACGTCTATAACACCAGTACCATCTGGACTAATTGAGATATTACCGTTAGTGTTTGTTGATTTAATTTCATTGCCATTGATGTTAATGTGATCTACTTGTAATTCAGTAACAGCAGTTGTAGCACCGATTGTACCACCGTTAATTGTAGCACCATCAATAGTACCACCATTAATATCTGGAGATGTTAAAACTTTATTTGATAAAGTTTGTGAATCAGTTAATGTAGCAACAGTACTGTCTATAGCTACTGTAATTGCATTACCTGTAGCAGATGTATCAATACCAGTACCACCAGAAACAGATAATGTTTCACTATCTAAATCAATAGCAATTGTTCCTGAATCTGTTGTTACATCTAAATCTTGTGCTGTAACTTGTGAGTCAACATAAGCTTTAATTGCTTTAGCAGAAGCAAGTGTATCATCACTTGCAGAAACAGAACTTAAATCTGTATCGACAACACCTGAAGCAAAATCAGCAACTTCTATATTAGATATAGAATTACCAGTTCCATTTGCGTCAAATGTTTTATTTGTTAAAGTATGTGTTGATGAAGCTGTTAGTACGTCAGCGTTTGTGCTAATTGTAATTGTATCACCTGAAACCGAAGTATTAATGTTTGTACCACCAGAAATAGTTAATGTGTCATTTAATAAATCAACACCATCATCTGTGCCTGAGTCAGCAGCTAAATTTAATGTTGTAGAAATAGTTGCTGTACCAGCAGCCGTTAAACGACCTTGTTGATCAACTGTAAATGTTGGAATTTCAGTTGAAGAACCATATGCACCTGGAGTTACAGCAGTGTCATCTAAATCAATTGTTATTGTGTTGTCAGAAACAGATGTTGTAATACCTGTATCTCCAGTGAAAGTTATTGTTTCACCTGTACTTACAGAATCATTTGAACCAGTATCAGCAGCTATAGAGAGAGTTTGAGTTACTGTACCAAAACTTAAATTACCAGAACCATCGGTCTTTAAAAATTGACCTGCAGATCCATCACCATCAGGTAATGTAAAAGTTGTGTTTGTACTGCCTGTTATATTGTTAGGTGCTTTAAGAGCAATAAAGTTTGAACCATTATTACTTCCTTCATTAAATTTAATTGTTCCACCAATTGATGCTGAGTTACCAACGATAAACTCATCAATCGCTTTGTTACTATCTACTAGTAAAGCTGATGAAGCAGTTAATGTTCCTAAAGTGTGATCTAATTTTTCTGTAAAATATACACCACCAATAACTTCTATATTTGCGGCTACGCCGTTAGTTTCTATACCCGTTCCTATGTAAAGACGATCACCACCCGAACCATTATAATATGAATAGGCCAGTTCACCTTGTGCTAGTTCTGAAGGTGAACCAACTACACCTGAACGTTTAATTTGTAATATTGTTGCCATTTTTTTTCTCTCTCCTAAAAGTTACCACCGTTTAATTTTAGTGTGCCTCTTTCTGTTTTAATATTTGTTCTAGTTATAAATTTATCACTAGTAGCATCATATTGAAGAATAGAACCATCTTCTAATGTTGTTGCATTAACATCAGTTAAACTTGTTAATTTTGATTTTAAGCTTGCACTAGGAACAGTAACGGATACTTTTTGAGTACCTGGTAAATTGATTCTAGCTGTAACTGCCATTTGTAGTTCTCTCTTTTATAATATTATTGTGTACTACACACAATACTTATGTAATATTTATAATAAAATATTACTTAATAATTAAATAGTTACATTTGGACTGACAGTTATAATTCCTTGTATTACTCGAATTACAGAATTATCAGAAGCTTTTAATAACTCAACATCATAAACGTATCTAGCAGGTGCTTCTAAATTACTTGTGACAGTTGGACTTAAAGATAATGTGATTATACCTGTGGTAGGATCACCATTAATTGAGGTATTTATTGTTGTTCTTGTTCTGGTCGAGGCATAACCCAATGCCATTTTAGCAGAAGCACTATATCCTGTTAAGTCAAATGCACTTCCATCTGTATCTTTTACAGTTACATCTGAAGTAAATGTAGCTCCTTGTTCAATGTATAGGTTAGCCGTCGCAGCCATTTAGTTTTTTATTCCTCTTTTTCTTCAACAATCTCTTTAGGTTCTTGTTCTTTAACTAATTTCTCTATCTTTTTATTATAAAAGTCTGTCAAAACATCAATTTTTTCTAATTCTACTTGATGTCTTGCTTTAGAGTTTAGAATTTCCTGTCTTGCAATTAGTGTGTTTTTCAAATCAAGACTCAAACTTTGTTCATCATATTGTTTTCCATTTATGGTTATTGACATAATATTCTCCTCGTTTATGGTTATAAATTTATATCTATAGTACTATTTATAATACATTATTTAAGTTTGTCAAAAATTACAGGTTGATAATTTTCTATTGATTTTGAGTAATCAAATGCCGTTCTCCATAGTTGTCTATCTTTATTTTTAACAGCTGATCTTCTATGACTTGTAATTAGTTGATCCATAAACAATAAATCACCCTTTCTAAACACATGGTGTATCATGTATTTTGATCTTGTTACATCATTCCATAATTTATTATAAAATGTATTAAAATCTTCTATTTCTTTACCATCTCTATACCATGCTTTATATAGATAGATAAACATAGGATACAAATATTCTTTGCCGTTTACAGGATGTTTTGCAACTAAAGGTCGTCTATCTATTTCTTCTTTATAATGTTTTTGTCCTGTTCTAAAGTTTTGTTCACCAACATTTTTGTATGCTTTAGAATAGACACCATCATCTCTCCATATTCGTGCTCGATCACCTTCATTATTAAGATTTATATCTATACTTCTATAATAATTTTTATCTTCTTCAGATAAATTTTCAAAAGCATATTGTTGATTTACAATTGAAAGAACAGTATCTATACATTCTTCAACACAATATAATCCTACACAAATTTCTTTAAAGTTATATCTTCCAGTACCATTTGCATGCCATTCTAGTTCTGTTGGACCAAACATACCAATCGGTTTGCCATTAATAACAGCACCTGACACAATACTTATTTGTGGTGAGTCTTTTGGATTCATAAAGTAGTCCAATTCTTCTACCTCACCTATTCTTGCACAAACTTGAGCAAGTTGCTGTCTTGTTAAATCTTGTTCATGTAAAACAACAGAGCCTTCATTAACAATTTTATAAACTAATTCTGTTAACTCTTTATCTGTATAATTTATTATTTGTTTACTCATAAATTTTCTAACAATGGTGTTATACAAATTCTTGCTGTATCATTCCATTTCATTCTACGTCTTTCAGCATAATACTCATCTCTAGTGGTTGCTAAATAAAAACAATCAGACGGTTTAAAGCTATATTCATTACAAATTTGTACTTGTTTTTCTCTATACTTATTCCACATTTCATCAACTTTAAAATTACTTATTATTAATTCTATAGTTTTAACGCCATTATAATTCCAATTCTCAAATCTTTTTAATCTATCAAGTGTAGAATGTGGTTCTTTTGTATATACTAATCCAAGTCGTTGACCTATAAGACCAAATCCTTTAGAAAAACTAAAAAAAACTTGTTCAGTATTTTTTGGTAGATTTATTCTTTGAATATTTGTTGAACCTACATAAGTACAATCTAAAATTACAGGTGCTTCAATTTTACCTGGATCAAAATAATTTCCATCAGCAGCTGAGGGTATTGATATATACAGAGGTTTATTATTATCTATTTTGCCTTTCAATGCTGCTCTTCCAGTTTCCTCATTCATATATTGACCCGGCACATCACAAGTTACAATACTAGGTCTACTTATAATGTCAGCATATTCATATTCACCGTAACAAAGTTTTTGCCACTCTCTTTTTTCTGTCATTACCCAATGATGAATAGCATCTGTTGTACCATTTGTAAAATAACAATAATTGAAATCTGATAAATCTATTATTTCACTTACCCATTTTCTATGTAATTCTTCTACCTTATTTAAATCATTTGTTGCATGACCACTACCTCTTTTATAATAAGTATCTGAAATTAGTTGTTGACTTATTATATCTTTTACTTCTTTAAATGTTGGTACGTCTACCCAACGATTATCTTTTAATTTTTCCTTCATATATTCAGTAAGTCGTCTGTACCGTCTAAAGTAAACATTAAAGCTATTCTAGGTTTTTTACTCATATTTACAACAGCATGTTTATAACCTATATTTAAAAAATATGCTTGTCCATCTTCAAGGTTATACGCTTCAATCTTATCATTTCTTTTAAATAAATTAATTACATTATTGTCACCATATATAGGCACTATACATCTAACACCATAACTTACATCATAATCAACATGCCAAGGTATCATTTTACCAGGCGCTAATTTTGTTATTCTTATTCTACTTGCAGGCGCTTTACATTGAGATACAATATTTTCAAAATAACTACCTTTATAAATTTCAGTTGGCACATTATATAAATGTTCTTCTTTTCTTTTTAATCTTTCTTTTATACTTGTTGTATGAGATAAAATTTCACTAGGTGTTGTTAAATTTATTTGTTCAAAATTATCATATACACTTTTTACCAAATCTTCATGGTTCATACATAACATTGGATTGGCAGACCTAACGTCAACAAACGTATCTGCTATTAAATCAGTTGACTTTCTTAACTGTGCTAAATTAATATTTAAATTTAAATTAGCTATTGTTGGTAGATTGTGTTTCGATAATTTCTCCATTGTGTTCTCTTTCTATTATAAAATTAGATTTAGGTTGCCAGTTGTAGTCACCTTGTAATCTAATACTATAAACATACTGTAACATTGTACCTGTTTTAAACAAAAACTTTGTTTCTAATTTTAAATTTTTGTACCACTCTCCATTTATAAATTTTTTAAATGCAGTATCAGTCATCTTTCTTTTTCTTTGATATAGATTATTTATTGCTCTATTTTTAATGTCATGTGTAATGTAAAGTATCTTAAATCCTTTTTCTCTTGCCCACTTTATCTGGTGTTCAGCCATAATTAATCCACAATGAGTATGTCTATATTCTTTTAAGATATGATAACGACAAACTCGCACTGCTACAGTTGGATCGTTTGTATAGTGTGAACTTTCAGCAGCTGATATTGATATTAACTTATCATCTTTAAAACACATCCACGTTTCTATATTAGGATTATCAGGATTATATTTTTTATAAGTTATACTATTATTGCCTTCATTAAAAGTTTGTAATCTAAATCTCTCAATTAAAGGCCAATACTTATTAGGATTTTCTGAATATCTTTTTACTATCATACATGAGCAATAAGTCTTCGACCACAAAATATTTCTGCCTCAACAATATATTGTTCTTTAAATTTATATTGTTGCATATTGTTTGTAATTGTTTTTAACTTTAATTTTTCTTCATAGTATTTTTGTGTGTGATACGGTTCTTGTATTACAGCATTTTTACATTGATAGTAATTCATTATATCAGTAAACATTTTATAATGATTTTCTTCATATAACAAAACACCACTAAAAATAATACAATCTACTTTGTAATCTACTGATTTTAGATTTGCCCAATCTCTTACTTCGTACTCAATGTTGTTTTCATTAATCCATCTTTTTTGAGCAAACTCTATAGGCTCTGGCGATGTATCAAAACCGTAGTAACGATAATCTTTATAATTTTTTTCACGTAAAAAATCATTGATAGGTCCATGTCTGCAACCAATATCAACAATACCTTTATAATTATTTTTTATAATTATTTCTGCTTGTTTTTCAAATATAGGTTTTGCTTCTAAAGTATCTAAGTATGACATATCTCTTAAACCATACTGTCTTTTCATAGGTATTTCACCAGTTTTAGTTGTGATATTAGGCCAAGGTATAGATTTGTTTAAAGTCACTTGCAATCCTCCATAATAGTCTATTGTTATCCATCACAG